CAATTTGATTGATATGAGGTGTTTTGGCTAGGTTAACTGGCGCTGTCCCAAAAACAACAGGCAATGCTGCAGTAGCGACTACAGGAGTCATTAAGGAAGTTGGAACTTCTGTTACACGGGAACCATGTCGAAATGCCATATTTATTTCGCCTCACTTTGGAAATAGTCTTTTACTTTTTGGAACAGCATTCTTTCCACTGAATTAGCGTCCGCAAGCTGCTTTTCAAAACTTTCAAACTGGTTTGTAGGAATGAATAACTTCTCCAATACCTTACATTTTTCAAAATGCTCTTTCATATGAACAGGTAAACCACCAATAAAAGACGCATATTGCGTTAGTTGCTTTATGGTCGGACCAACATAAATAAGGACATCTGCGTTTTCCTTTGCAGATGCCTCTTTAATTGCATCTCCGACTTGTGCTGGAGACGCTTTTTCTTTTTCAATTTTAGAACTCATCTTGTAAAACACTCCTATCCCATTGTACTTGTGGCGCTTCAAACTCTAAGATTGCTGTAGAGTGCCATGTTGGGCGCATTTGCTCCTCAAAAAGATCTACCTCTATCTTGCCAGCTAAAGAAAATGCACCAATTGTCTGTGTCTCTTTTAACGCTATCTCTATACGGTCCCATACATTTAGATTATCACGCCAACCATCTTGTTCATCTTTACTGTAGGTGCCTATAATAATACGTACAGCAATAGTTTTTTTATCGTATAAAACATCTGTTTGCCCCAAATACCGCACAACAACGAAAGGATACCCTTCCGCATCTTCGTCATTCCGTTGACTTGACTTTGGTGGTGGATATCCTCCATAAATATTAGGTGCTTTATAAACATCAGATATTTTTGTGGGTAGCTCTAATTCTTTTAAATTTTCTTCTAAAAAGTTAACTAAAGAATCTACTAAATTCATTCCATGCATCGTTGATTACCCCCTTAGTAAAAAATCAATCTCATGTCTTACTCGATCATTTAAAACTTCGGCAATTCTTCCTTCAACAGATGCCATAGAATCTTCATTTTCAATCATTTGAGGAATTGATGGACCATAATGGCCTCTTAATGGAAAACGATCTGTAGAGACTCGTCCAAATACATTTGTAGCACCTACCCCATATCTAGGATTTTTTAAGGTAGTTATGAATAATGATTTTAACTGTTTCCTTTCTCCTTTTTTCACAGCTACACTTACACCCTTTTTCGTCATTCTTGGATTAAAGGCTTGTAAAGGTATCAATTCTCCTCTTGAGCTTATCGAAGCTTGTAAATTCCCCCTCGAGGCACGATTAATTTTTAATGTTTTCAGTACATCGCCATGTTTAACTGTATATTTTGATCTTGCCTCTCTCGCAGCTTGTGTTCTCCCTGCTTGCCCTGCTCGATTTATAGCTCTAGACAAAACAATAGGTATCTGCTCTGGGGTATTTTTAAATATTTCTTTTAACTGCTCTACCTGAACAACATTAATCTCAATCATTTAAAACATCACCTAACTTTCATAGAGGCTCAACAGCATACGTATAACGCCCCCACTTCCCTCGTTCGCATCCTCCACGTAGTACTCTTCTCCATCTAACACGATGATGCTTTCAATTCTAGGGACATGAAAATCCGAGGCCTTCACATAGACTGTTTTAAATTGCTTAAATACCTCTTGAGATGCATACATTTGAGCGCTTGGGAAACCTGTGATGGCATTGTTCGACTGATTATCTACAATGACCAAAGGCAAAGTTTCTCCTTCTAATTCATGTTCATCTGCCAATTCATCTACATTAAAAAGAACGTCCAAATCCTCCATAACGAAGTCTTTAAACGTTTTACTCATCGTGATCATCCTCTAAAAGCTTATCGGCTTTCCCTTGTAGGATGACCGCATCAATAATTTCATCTTTACGTGTTAATCCTGTTAAATCAACACCAACTTTTTTAGCATCACGTTTTAATTCTTCAGCATTGTATTCCTGATCGAGTGCTTCTTGTAATTCTTTAAATACGTCTGGAGGAATTACTTTGGCTTCGTTGGCCACTTGTTGCTTTTTCATTTCCTCTTCAGGTGTTATAACATACTCTGCTGACTTTAATCGTACTAGACGTTGTTCTTCCAATTTAGTAAGACCATCTATAATGGCACCTTTTTTGTATTCAACATCGTTATGTCGAATAGGATGTTTTGCTCTAAGCATCATTTATTCCCCCTTACAGTACTTTCGCCACAAA